GGTCGCTCCAATTGGAGCCCTGCGCTACCCCCCCCGTTGAGCAATCAACGAGGTAGGGGACTTTTGCTGTGTATTCCACACAGAAAAGCCTCAGCAGCTACCGCACTATTGCGGAAGTGCTTGAATATGTCGTTGGAGGCTAGGCCTTCTCCGACTTTTCTCGAAATGATATTCGAGAAATGGAGGATCACTTTTGTAAGTGGATCCCCCATTAGGACGCCCCTGTATAGGGTGACGGTCCTAGTCTGGTCGTCAACCGCACGACCGACGTGTCTTAACGGCCCGGTGGCCGTAAAGTACACAGTTCTCGGCTGAAAACATACAGCGAGAACTATTCCTTGCAAAAGTGGGGGAATCCCACATTTGCGCATCCACTTCCTCGCGATTCGGCGAGCGAAGCAGTGTACCATTCGGTCAGTGGCCTCTTGGTAGTCGGTACTGCAGAACCACAGGTCCTGCCAGTACATGGTACGATCAATGTGATCATTGAACGTATCTTCAACCCTCCGTTTTCGATCTTCTTCGAAAAGGAGGTTATACATCTCTTCCGAGGTAAAATCTCGGAAAAGGTTCCATCCGTGGTGGCTTCTGCCCATCCCGGATGCTGAGCTCTTGATCCCCTTCTTGAGGGGATAGGAGCATATCTTAGAGACTGTGTCTAGCACAATCTTTAAGGCTGCATGGCCCTTGGTCACAACCCGGGCCTTGCTGGGTTCCCTCACAACGGTGAGGTGAACCTCTCTTAGATTCTCCACAGGAGTGTGGAGGACCTCATCTAGGCACGCGTAGAAAACTGCGGTGCCGATAGAATCAAAATCATCCTTGTTGATGAATTTGATTATTTTACCTGTGTCCAGATCAAGTTCTGGAACGGGCATTTGCTCATACTTGGCCATAAGGTCCAGTATAGCTTGGGCGGTTCCGCCCTCTCTCCTGTTGGCTTCCCAACAGGCAGAGCCTGTGACTGTGACGCGAGCTTTCGTGTCCAGCCCTGTAAAGATATGATCGGGCAAGTCCCTGATCACATCATCCATCGCACGCTCAAATAGAGCGATTTGCGTGGTAGATACTTCGGGGGGTGGGGAATCCACCGACCGAAGGAACTTCCTCTTGGATCGTAGGACCACAAGAGGAGGAGGTGTCCCAGAACCTCTCGTCTGGGACAAGGTTCCTGCCAGGTAAAGCCTGGAGAAACCCTCGTGTCTTACGGCCCTGTCCCAGACAGGGCGTAAGAAGGACTGGATCCACCTGGGGACCGAGTCCAGCTGGTTAATTGCCACCAGCGGTTCATCCAAGTGTATGACTTGTTTGAACGTCTTACGAGCCCTCTTGAGGTCCTCGTAATGAGTGACTTGCTCGTCTAACGAGAAGTCAGTGACCTCACCGTCGAAGAACTCGTCGGTGAGGAGAATTGATATTGCTTGTAAGACAAACAAATCAAATTTTTCCCATGTCCAGATTTCTTCTGGATATGAGAGAAACCGTTGGAGGAATATTCCATCCACGGTTTTTAGAACCTCCAGGAGCCTTTGGGCCCTGTAGGTCTTGTTTCTGTGGTCAGTATTGACCACGAAACGTGACTGCTCGTCCTTTGTCCACAAAGGATCGTGCCTACCTCTTAAGAAGAACGATATTCTTCGAAAGAGTTGATTGGCCCAGAACCGCAAGGGATCTGAGCCTTTAGGCGAATGCCTAGCGCGCTGGAGCCTGTGGCCCCAGTGCGTATGACGAAAGAGCAGATGCATCTTCTCGTCGTGATCACGTATCTGGGTGAACCAGGTTACGTTCTTACGATCCGACCCACATAAGGTGGGATGGATCTTGTCTTGGATCCGGTGGCAACCACCGGGCCAGACGTTGATTCGAGGTCTCTCGTCCATATATTGGGACGAGTAGACCCATCCTGCGAGGATCCGAAATGGGTCCTCGTAGAGGTTTGCTCTAGTGTCGTCAGACGACAAAAGAGCGACATCTTCGACGCTGTCATCAGGTGACAGCAGATGATCATCATATAGGGAATCCTCTATGATGCTATCCCTTTCGCCAGACTTATCCAGTGAAAGGTTAAAGAACCCATCCTCCGCGAGGAAGGGTTCCACTTCCTTTGAAAGACGGCTACCCGCCTTTCGGAGCGTTAAACAGCTTGGTATCTGCTTCAGATACAAGTTGTGAGTCCCTCGGACATAAGGTTCGAGGGTCGGCGGTATGACATTCGACTTAGATCGCCTGTCATAGTACAGCCTACACTCCTCAATGTGAGCGTAGGTGGTGGAAGTGTGGATTGCCGAGTAGTGATCCAACTTCATCCTAATTGCC